TTGTTGTTCTTCATACGCAAGTGGCGACATCTTGTGTTTACTGTATGTATTCGTTGCTTTCGGTCTATTTGACTTGTTTCCAAGTGGGTCTCTACCAAACGGGTCATCATCAGTTTTATATGTTCCTGAATGTTTTGGTCTACCTGCTCCTTCAAATCCCCCTTCAGGTGCTCCACCTTTATTTTCACCGAATCCACCTTCACCTTCACCTTCACCATTTTGTTGTATCATAGCAAGGTCATGTGGTGTTCCGAATGACTCACCTGATTTAACAGGGTCATTACCTTCAGATTCTATTTGTTCGTGTCTGAATCCTAACTTAATATCTCTAATAACTTTAGCTTGTTCAGTCTTCCACTCATCGTCAGACATATTGAATATATTTTTGTACATCCATTCTTGAGAAACCATTTTCAAATCTTTCATGTCACTAACAAGTGATACTTTTTCAGACCAAAGATTTGCTTTTTCTTGTTCGTATATAATAGATGGGTTAGTAAGTTCTAATTCAAAGTTAACCAAGTCTGCATTTTCATATCCTTGTGAATATAAATGAACAATTGCGATTTTAGTTAATTCTGAAAGAATAATCTTCTGTAATCTTTCAACAGTTCTTGCGAATCTAATATCTTCTTGTGCTAATGTTGCTTTACCTTCAACACCTTCTTCGTATCCAATAAATGCTTTTGGAACTTTAAGTGCTGCCATCATTCTGTTTCTTAGGTATTCTATATCATCAATACCACCAAACTCCATTCCTTGTAAAGAATCAATCTCAGTACCACTCTGACCACCTCTTACAGGTAAGTAATAATCTTCTAACATATTCATAAGATTAAACTTAAGATTGTAATCACCTGTATTTTGGTCAAGGTAAGGAACTTTTTTCATTTGGTCGATAATACTTCTCATGTGATTATCAACTTCACTTGGTGGAATATTACCTACATCAATTTTAAAGATTCTCTTTTCAGGTGCTCTCATGATTCTGTGAATCATCATTGCGTCTTCCATAAGAGTTAATTGTTTCCAAGTCTTTCTTGCACCTTCTAATAGTGAACGACCATATGGTAAGAAGTTTGTATCTGCCATAAGTCTAAAATGTGCTATTTGATAAAATTCAAAATAGTCATCAGGTCTACTTGACGCTACACCATGTGCGGCTCCCGCTGCACCTAACTTAAATCTTACTTCATATGGATTCTCAGGATTGAATCCTTCTTCTCTCTCAATCTCATATGCCGACATTGGTGAAGCATTTACAATACCAACACCTTCTTCTATATCTAAATGTAAAAAGTAATCACCGTATTTATTCATACCTCTAATCCAAGACCAAAGGTTAAATTCGATGTTTAATACATCATAGAAAAGGTTTTGTAATATCTTCTTTATATTTTCGTCATTACTCTTAATTCTTAAAACGTCACCCATGTCATTCTTTAGGGTACATTCATCTGAGTAAATATCTAATACAGATGCGATGATTGAATCTTTATCCATCGCTTCATAATCTGTATATAATTCTAATTTATTTGAATGGTAGTTAAATTGATTGTTATAGGTTTCCCAATGTTTTCTTGTGGTATGTAACCTACCAAATCTATCGTAGTATGAGGACCCTCTAAGGTTACCCTGAGATTGTAATCTCTGAGTATCAATAGTTTGAGTTCTACCCTTACCGATTCTACGAACTACAACCTGAGTGTTGAATAGTTTCTTTAATCTACCAAATAATGATTTATCTGCCATAATTATGTTTTCTAATTATATTGTATACGTCTACAAACTATAAATATACAAAAAAAATAGTTTATATCCAAATTTATAGTAACCAAGTTAAATCATGGTCATTTCCGTGTCCATCTTTCTGTTTCCACGGGTCAGTTCCAAGGTTACGATTACTATAGACGCCTGGTTGGTTCTTTCTAATATGAGTCAATGTTGTTCTTGTTAAATCCATTCCCTGTTGTCTCAGTTTTAATGCGGTATCTCTTACCCATAAACCTGTTGAAAATGATATTACCAAGTCATCATTGTATCCTCTTTGTGCTTCTGCACGTGAACCGTTCCATATAAATACAAATAATTCGTCTATTAACCTTTGTGAACGAATTATTGGTGTTCTTTCTCTCATATATGTATCTAACTTAGATATAACAAGTGGTCTTGTTCTTGATGTCATAGAAAATCCAGGCACCATGTCATCTTTTCTTTTTAAATCAAAACCTTTTCTAAGATGAATATCTTCATCAATATATCCAAGTTCTCTATATGAGTAATATAGGTTTTGATAATTTCTATCAATAACCTCTTGTATTACTGCCCAACCAATATTTGCGTTTTCAATCACTAACATCGCATTATTCCATTCACTTGCGATTGATGTTAAAAATGCACCATATTGTTTGGTTTCTATTTTACCTTTATACTCTGCTACTTGTTCTACGTTCTCAACATCGAAAACATGAAACGCAGAATAATCTGTAGAGTCACCTCTTGCAACATCGGCTACTACTACATAATTTTTTGTGTAGTTTGGATAGTCCCATAACCAATAGTTACCATCAAAACCTCTTTTTTCAATTGGGTCCTTTACATGAGTTTCTTCGTACCACTGTAATGTCGAACCTTCTACTACTGTATAACCTGATGATATAAAGTCACAATCACATTCTTGTGCTGCACCCTTCTCACCTAACAACTTTGTTTGTTCACTTCTCCATTGTTCATTTCTTTCAGGGTGTACTGACCAATGTAATTCTATTGGGTTCCATTGGTCACCACTTGTTCCTTGTAACCAAACTTTGTGAAACCAATTACCAACACCATTTGGAGTTGACAATACAATTGCACCACCACCCGTTGATAATGTAGATTGAGATGATGTCCAAATTGATTCTACATTGTCAATAAACGCGGCTTCATCAATTACCAATAGTGATAATGCTTCAGAACGACCTGCGTCACCTGCTGCAGATGTTGCTTTTATTTGAGAACCGTTTTTAAGTCTTAGTGATAGTTTGTTATCTTCTTCCGTTCCACCTCTTAACCATGATGGTAAGTTTTGGTGCATGAACCTAACCTTTGTTACAAGGTTTTTCGCTACTTCTTGTTTTGTTGCAATTACAAGAACGTTTTTATCTTCATGAAACAACATCAACCAAAGTGAATAACCTGCTGATAGTGTTGATATACCTAACTGTCTTGATTTTAGAATAACATTGAATCTGTTTTCTCTAAAATCTCCCATTAAGTCTTCTTGGAAGTCGTATAAATTGAAAAGTATTTTTCCCCGAGATGGATGTTGAATATAACAGTACTTTTTGAAAAAGTATACGGGGTTTTTAGCACATTTAATGTACTCTTCTTTTATGATTTGTTTTAGAGGTTTGGTCATACATCTACTTTTTATCCTTCTTGAATCTTATTCTCCAATACATTCTACCTGTTATGATTGGTTGAAGGTTTTCGTTTACCCCAAGTCCTAAACCATAAACATTGTCTGATTTAGATTTGTAAAGAAGGTCTCCTGATAAAAAGTTTATTTGTGATTTATTACCCCCAATACTAACACCACCAAAAAACTTTGCTTTGTTTAAATAAATGTCGTTTGTAATTGTGGTTGTTGGTATCAATACTTGTGAATCAAAGTTTCTACTAAATATTTTATTTTGGGTAATTGTATCTATGATAGTAATATAACCTAATGAGTCTAATTTTAAAGTATCTTTATAGACATACTTACTGTAGTAATCTTTTAGGATTTCAAGAGTGTCTATTTTAGATTTTAACACAACGGTATCGGTAACTGTATTAGTTACAATACGAGTTTGATACTTCGGAACATAGACTTTCTTTTCTATTTCCAAAGTATCGTATCTCGTTTCAACTTTCGTTACAATTTTTTCTACTTCAGTAACATCTGAAGGACCACCACAAGTTTTCATTAAAACTAAAATGATGAGAACAAAAATCACAAGAGTTTGTATATTACTTACAAACTTTTTCATACAGATTCTCCTATCCCGTTAGGGGTTTTATTTTTTAGAACCTCTACCTCTACCTGAACCTGAACCTGAAGATTTTCTTCCTCTACCTCTACCTGAACCTGAACCTGATGCTCTTCCAGCGGTACCTTTTCCTGAAGTTTTTCTTCCACGTCCTTTTCCTGAACCTGAACCTGAAGATGGTCTTCTACCTTTTCTCTTGTTTCCCTTCGCTGCGTTAACAACGTCTTTAGATTGTTTACCAACTTCTTTGATTGAATCGGCAACATCACCAAGTTCTTCTTTGACTCTCTTGGCTCTTCTTTTAACCTCAGACTTAACTTTGGTTGCTGTTTCTTTTACATCTTCAACTGCGTCTTCAACTTCATCAGGAATGTAATCTCCATCCCTATCATTGATTTTACCTGTTTTGTAAAAGTAAAAGTATACTCCCGCTCCCGCGACTAATACACCTAAAATAATCCATAATGCCATAATTTACCTATTTTAAAAATTATTGTTGTTAATATAAATATGAAAAAAAAATTAATTAGTTGATTTTGGAACTTCTCTACAATATTCCTCTATCTTTTCTAATACATCAAAATGTGTTTTAGGATGATGTTGGTCTATTTCATATGAAACAGATTCTATCAAACTTCTTTTGATTCTATCCCACTCTTCAAAACGTTCTTTTTCATAGAATGTTTTTGCTCCCCAAAGATGAAAAACGTTTTGATTCATTTCTTCGAGTATGATTTGTTGTGCTTCATTATGCATTTGGTGCATAAATCTAAATGGACTCGCTATTGAATCTGATAATGAAATAGTTCTTATATTGTAACTATCAATCGGACTCATGATTGGTTGGAAGTTTTCTAAATATGCCATCGCAGGTAATAACCATTGTTCTGCTGTTACCTGTGGTCCATATTCATGTAGATAATCCAATTCAGGTAAATCAATTACTTTACCTTCGTTATTTAGAACAAATTCGAAATATCGTTTTACATACTTGTGACAAAACTTTATATTATTAAATCCTAATATAGCACAATTAAATGGTAATGAATTTGCGAATGCTATCAACTCGTCATTAGACCATTCAAAGTCTTTAGGTTGTGATATTAAAGTTGGAAATGGATACTGTGCTGGTGTTTCTGTATGAAAAAAGAAAACATCATTGTTTTTATCACTTAACGCCACTTCTAATGGAAGATGTACTACCATATCTGTATCTACGATTACAAAAGGTTCCTCTTGTTTTTCCATAACACAGAATTTGGGTGTTGCCCAAAACATATCATAGTTTACTTTACTACTATCGAAACTATCAAGTACTTCTGTATTTACCTCATCGTAAAGATTTAAGATACCAAAGTCTTCATATAACTTTTTAGTTTCCGTATCGGTATAAAAAATTATTTTAGAGTTTGGATTTAATCTTTTTAATTTAATAACACTTAAGAATTGTGTTAGTAGTGTAAGGTCGTCTAATTTTTCAGTCTTCTTACACTGATAAGTCTGTATAATGTTCATAACTAATTAACTTTGTATATAAATATGAAAATAAATTTAATGAATGTAATTACCAAGTTCTACACGCCCAATATCTTGCTTTATGTCTTGGGCCTGGATTATCACAGTTGTGTCTTGACCTAAATGCTTTTCTTCTTGCAGGGTCAGACTTTTTGATTCTCATGGTTTTTTCACCACCTTTACCTTTGTGACCAAAGTTTACTTTTACTACATTACCTTTTGGGTTTTTAACATAAACTTTAAACTTTTTAACGTCACCTTGCATAATCTTACCAAGTTTAACATCTCTACCTTGATATTCTGCCTCATTTACAGTAGGATTTAACGCGTAAGGGTCTTTTTCATATTCTCTCATAAATTCTATGAATTCTTTTACGTCTTGGTAATTTTCTACATCATATTCTTCTATTGATTCTTTTTTCTTACCCTTTTTACCTTTTGCTTTATATCCACTTGCAAATGCTGCTCTTCTTTGTGCGTCACTTGCAAATCCTTCGTAGATAGATTTAAGATACTTTAAAAACTCTCTGTCGTTCTTCATATCTTTAAAATCATCATCTTTAAATACATTCTTGATAAAATCTCTTGCGTCTTTAGAATTTTGTCTGATTAGGTCTAAGTTAGAGAATACACCTTCATTTACACCTTCATTAAATCCATAAACATAACCAGCTTTATGTAAAGTATTTACAAACTTTGCTAAATCTTTTTTATTTTTGAAAATTTGGATATCAAAGAAATCACTACCATCTTTGTGTGTCTTTTTTCCATCGTGGTAAGAGATTGTGTATTTTGCTTTACCAATACCATCTTTTTGGTAGTATCTTTTCTTACCTTCATCGATACCTTTTACTTTTCTTTTAATAATCATTGTGACACCACCTAAATCTTTCGCCCACTTTTCAGCGTCTTTCTTATCTTTGTAAGCTGCGGTTGTTACTGGCTTCACTCCTTTTTTTGGTGCGTACAATACAATATATGCCTCGTTTACTGATTCACCAATTAAAGAATCTACATCAGTATGGATATCTTTCCACTTATTAAATTTTTGATTACGAAGTGCACTATAAAGAGCCATCGTATATTTTTGTGAATTATTATGAATTCTTCTTTTTACTAAATCAACGGCGCCAGGAATTGGTTTTCCTTTTTGAATTGAATCAACTGCTGCCTTGAATGCTTTGTAATCGTTAAAAGATTCTTCTTTTCTTCTATCTATGAGAACTTGGAAAATATAATCTTTTGCCTTATTCACATCACCTTTGAACTTATCTAAGATTTGTTGTGCACCTTTATCTTTTTTTTGTAATGCTCTTTCAAAGTTTCCGATTTGAGTTTTTGCAAATCCTTTGTTATTAAAGTAATCTCGCTTATCAAAGATACCATATACTTTTTCAAAGGTAGAATCTTTTGATTTGAATTCTTCATTTACTGATTCGTTCTTTTCTACAAACTTAATAACATCTCTCATAGTTTTTTTACCATTGAATGCCATTTTTTTGTATGCGTCAACATATGATGATGGACCTTCTATTTCTACATAAGAGGTTTTCATTTTACCTTGTGGATTCATATCGTGATATGCTTTTACACTAACTCTTGGGTGACCACTTGGAAATATTCTTTTTAAATCTTTTTGTTGGTCAGTTATAGATTTGTAAGTATGTTTGTATTTAGCTTCATTTAGTGATTCATTTACATCATACATCTTACTATTTCTACCAACTGATACAAGAGTTAAACCTTTGTGTTTCTTACTTAACTT